TTCTTTCTTGTAAATGTTCATGAACGACTTGGCAAGCAACGTCCCATCGGTGGCTGTTGCTCCAATCTTCATACCACCGGCGTCAGAGTGTTTCCCAACAATGACGACGTCTGGTTCAGGATCTTCGTCTATATCAGCCACCCCCCATTCAGGATACTCGTTACCCACGTTAGCTCTCGAAGTGATTCGAACGTGCCCACCTATAGGTTCGTATGCTTTGCTGATCATTTGAAAAATGTCTGGCTCAAGAATATCGGCTTTTGGTGTGCCAGCCGTGAAACGGTAAGGTTTCCCTTTTATACCCACGTACGAACGAGGATCCTCTTCAACATATTCACATAAAATAAATCGAACACACTGTCTTAGCTTTGAGATGCTCACTATTGTAAATAGATCTCAACAAGGTTCGCGCTCATTGATTGCTCCACCCGGCATAACGCCAGCCTTCTGCGACACATATCGTCAAAGCTGCATCACGTTTGGCCACGTTGACGCCGTAAGTTTCAAGTTGTTTCGGTTTCACTTCGACTAGCTCCTTGATACCGTCATCGTAGGTGACAAGAAAATCGGGGAGATAGTTTTTCATCTTGTTGCCGTGACGATACACGATGGAGAATGGCTCATACTCCCATGTAACAACCGTCGGATCGTTGTCGAGCAACTCGGCGTACACAAGCTCCCACGATGAACGGTAGAAGATGACCTCACCCGTTTTTGTCGAGGTGTACTCCCCGACGCACCATTGGAAGCCGCCTTCGAGGTAGAGTTTGGTGATGGACTTGGAGATCGCTTCGCGATTGATGACAAGGTCACCGGAGGCAAACATTGCTTTTCGGGTCTCGCCTTGCTTACGTTTAGATTCTTCGGAACGTTTGGAACCAAACAAGTACTTCTTGGCCGCGTCACGTACGTTGTCATGCTTCGAGTGGTAATCGAGCATCGAGGCGGATCGCTTGGCGTTGGACTCGGGCGTTTTCACTCTGCCGCGTTGAGCATCACCAAGACGAGCACGGTGGACGACCGTTTTTGGCTTGTCTTTCCATTGGTGACCGTTCACGTATTCGCAAAACTTACCACAGAGGAAACGTATTGGTTTACCGCATCCGCACTTACAGGTTGGCCATATTCCGTTCAAATCATGCTTGACGAGGTAGTTCGGATACGCCATATCATGACGCACTCGAACGTGATATGAGAGACCTTTGGCGTTTTCGGCTTGGAAGGCGCATTCGTGACAGGTGAGCATGACTACCATAGTAATCTATGCTTACCTAACTTGTACAGTTTAAACGACAAGGGCCGCTTTCGCGGCCCTCGAATCGTGGCTAAGTGCCTGATCTATCAGATAATTGACATGTCCAAAAGGCTCACTGTCCCGTAAAAGTCAGATCGGACCATTTTCTTCCCATATCGCGTCATAACGCCGCGACGAGGGCTAAAGTCCTCGGGGTTGTAGATGGTCTGAGTGACAATCAGTGGGACGTACGGAGCGTACACGTACCCTGTCTCGAGGTAGCTGCCACCCTTGAAACCAACAAGTACCTTGGAACGCGGGAAGTAGGGGTCCTTGTAGACCGTGAAGCGGTTGCTGAGCGAACCGACCGCTTCGCAGCCGATGGAGAAGACCGACGCGGCCTGGCCATCGCTGTCAATGGAGACCTTCGTGCGATACATCGCCGAAGCTTCGAGGATGGTTGCGACGTCGGGACCGCACACCATGAAGTTTGCAGCGCCTCGAAGGGTCTTGCGATGGATGGTGTTCGCAACGTCGATGACGGTCTCGACGAGAGTCTCGTACCACTCGCGAACCGTGCCGGTGAAGGCAGGGCCGATAGAGAGGCTGGAGGCAAGATTCACCGGGTCGCCGGTGAGCTTGTTGACGAACTTGCCCGGAGCGCGGCTCCAGTAGAGGTTCGCGCCGGAGGCCTGCGTGAGCAGGTCGACGAGGACTTCGCGGTCGATCTCGAGGGCGATCTGCTGCGAAAGGATGCTCGTGAGCTCAACTTCGGCGTCCATCGAGTGGTACGCGTTGAGATCCTGAGCGAGCTCCGGCGACCATCGAGCCTTGAGCTTGCGACTCTCAGCGGTGATGGCGATGGACTCGATCTTGATGTCGATCTCGGGGATTGCCGGCGAACCGGAAGCCGAGAAGTCGGTCTCGAACGTGGGGAGCACGAGGGTCGCTGCCGTGGTGCCGTCGACCGTGAGCTTATCAACGATCGGGACAGAACAGGTCAGTCTGAGGTTCGCGGCAACCGAGCCGGACACCGTAGAGCCGTTGTTCGACAGGCGAAGCAGGAACTGGATGTGGTCGCCGCCGACCGGGGCGGGCGTGAAGACCGCGCCGTCCCAGTTGCCGCGCTTGGTCGCGCGACGAAGGTTGAGCACGCCGGTGCCGCCCTGGTACTGCTGTCCCCAGGCGACCGCGCCGCCGACATGACCAGCGCCGAAGCCGAACACGCCGATCTGATCGACCGCGAGCATGTCCGCGTTCGCGAGCGACGTGGTAAACGCGGCGACGGGGACGTGGACGTACTGGTAGTCTAGAACGTTCTGCGAGAGGTCAGCTTCAACCTGCGGGTCGAAGTTTGCGAAGCGCGCATTCGAACCGGTGAACGAAGTCACCGCCTGAACGCGCCCGCCGACCTGCCAAGCGTTCGACGCGCCGGTGAAGGCGCCGATCGCGTCGTTACTCATCGAGACCGCGCTCGAAGCCTGGTGAACCTTCGAGTAACCTCTGCCGACGAGGTCATACATGCCGCCGGACTCGATAGAGCCCGTCTGAATGCCCCTACCGACCGGGTTGTTGTAGATCGACTGCCCACGCGTGTACGTGGACTGCGTCGCTGCGTCGCTCAGCCCGAAGCCGGCGTTACCGCCGGTATTCGAGCCGTAGGTGTAGTCGAGATAGAAGATGAGACCTGCGGGGAGGCTCATCGGCTGAAGCGAAACGAGCTCGTTGGCGACGAGGCCACCGAACACGCGACGAACGATCGGGAAAGCGATCGTCGAGAAGCCTTGAATCTGACCGCTCGAGGTGAGCCCGCCGCCGCCCGTGGACAGTGCGTTCGACTCACGGAGAACTTGTGCAGCTTGGTTCTCCAGGAGCTGCGACATGTCCTCGCGCCGCTGGCCGTCGAGGCCGCGGAGCAGACCGGTCTTCATCCACTTCTCGACCAAGCGCTTGCGCTCGGTGCCCATGTGCCGCTCACGAATACCTTCGAAAAGGAGCGAGCTATTGAAATTCTTCATGATTGATTATTCCTGGTTCAACGTGTCTTGATCACTTGAGTCCGGCGAGCGTCGCCCAACGTGCCGTCTCGAGACCCTCAGTGAGGGGCTGTGCAGACGCCGCGCCGGAGTGGCTCGGACGGGAAGCGGAGCCCGACGGGCGCCGCGAGGCGGATTCGTTGACCGAACCCTTGCTGCCAACGAGAACAGCCTTGATGTTCTCGCTGATGAGCCGCACCTCTCGCAAGTTCCGAGCCTCGTCGAGTCTGTCGATCACCATGGCCTGTTGTGCCTTGGTGAGACCCTCGAGCCTCAGGAGCTTATTCGCGTGGATCAGTTTGGCGTTGAGAAGCTGCGCCTCGACGAGAGCCTTATTCGCTTTCGCGAGTTTGGCATTCGCCTCTGCGAGCTGCTTGCTAGCCGGCGCATTCATGCGACCGGTAGCGAAAGTATTGCGAGTCTTGGACTCGCTGATCGCCTGACGTGTGCCGCGATACGCCTTGACGGCGGAACGGTACATCGCGCGGGCGAAGTTCTCACGGTCAGAGCCGCGGGATTCGGAAAGGCGCTTGGCCGCACGAGCGAGGCGCTTGCGGACAGACTCCATCTTCACTTCGTCGGTCTCGACGACGTCGTCGCCGTCAGCCTCATCGATGCCGTCGAGCTCAGAGTCGGGGCTCTCGAAGGCATCGCCTTCGTCGCGCGCGTCGCCAAACGACTTCTTAGAGTTGCCCAAGCCGTTACCCTTGGTCGCCGGAGGAGCAGCGTCGCCCTCACGAAGACCCTTGAGGCGAGATAGCTCTACCCTCAGATCGGCTTCGGAGATCTCAAGAACCTCGTCGTCATCATCATCGCCTTCAGCAGTGGGCATCGGGGGGGCGCCGGTTGCCGCGGGCGGAGCCGCAGGATCGGTTGCCATCGGATCGACATCGGTCTCGTCGGACACGACATCGATTGTGATGGCGTCGGGGTCAACCCCATCAGGAAGATTGTTAATCTTCACGGTCAGATCTTCCTCGTTGAGCAAATCACGCATCTTCATCGTTGACTCCTTGACGGCGTTTACCAAGCCGTAACCTTTCTCCAGCTTGATCTCAATGGCGTCCCGGTCAGTGCCGGTATATGACTCCCTGAGGTAAGCGTACATATCTTCAAGTTTCGAGATTGCCTCTTCCAGTTTGCTGGAGAACGGCTTAGACAGCTTTTCCTTGCGATCTGCGACCACAAGATGTTGAATGTCTTCTTGCAACCGGTACACTTCGACCGCAAAGCGGTCGTCGGTAACAGGGTGCGCAAAGTCGGCGAGCTGCGCGAGAGTTCCCTCGGCGCCTTCGGCGACTTCGTACTGCAGCTCGTCGATCTCTTCGGTCGGACCGGGACCGCCCATGCTGCCCTGAACGCCGCCGGCCGCAAGCGTGTTCTCATCCATGGGGGCCATGGCGTCGCACTTGGAGCAGATGTCGCCACCGTCCTCGTAGTCGTGATCGCAATCCTCAGGGTCATCGCCTTCGTTGAACAGATGTTGCTCGACGAGGCGCTTGAGCTGCGGCTCAATCTTCTGGAGAACAGCGTCACGAGCGCGCGACTCCGCGAGCTCCTTCAGCTTCTTGACGTCGGCGATCGCCTCGTCGAAAACGGTCTTCGGTTTGTTCGACATTTCAATCAGTACTCCGGAAGCGTTCTACCGGGGCGGAAGCCGGGGAGTAGAGAACTCTCTCCAAGCTTGTTGCCCAGATACATGTTGAGAGAGGTCACAGCCGGGTTAGCCGTACCGTTGGTCGAGCCGAGCACGACGTCTTGTGTGCCGTCCGCTTCGTTGATACCCAGTGGGATTGCGACGACAGGCTCGATGCTGCCGGCGCCCGACTGGTCGGTTGACGTGAGATTCGGGAAGTAGGGGGAAGAGGGTCCACCCGGTCCAATCTTGGTCATGTCGATATTTGGCACGTCCGGCGCCGAGTACGAAGGGTCTGGATTCAGAAAGTTGAGATAGACTCCCTTGGGAAACCAGATCGGGTCCGCTTCCGCCTTGATGGGACTGAGAAGAGCGTTGCCGCGGTCCGTAATCGGCTTAAGCGACGCCGGGCTGTTGTCCAGCGGGATCACGTCCGGTCGCGTTCCGTACAGCATGTTAAGCAGGGGGTAGTTCGCCTTACCCATAGTAGGAGGCGTGCTCCCACCGGTGGTGAGATCCTTCTGCACGGGTGCGTAGTTGGTGTACTTGCCTTGGCCAGCCATGTTGTTATCCCTTCTTCAGTCTCGATGCTTGTTGCTCAGCGGATCCGCTTGAGTTGATTACGCGTCTCGCCGAGCGCCTTCAGAAGCTTTGCTTCCTTGATTTTAAGAGCCTTCTGGAAGTTGGTCTTCTTTGCGAGGGTGTCTGCCTCGTCACCCGGTTCGATCTCCTTGCCTTCCTCATCCTCGACAGACTTTAATTTGGCCTTGTCAGCCTCGGTAAGGTCGGGCAGGAGGCCCAGGTTGATCATCTCCTCGATGACAATCTGCTTGAACTTGCTGTAACGAATCTTCATAAGTTTGTGGCGCCTCGCGTGTTAACTACTGGGCTCGTGCAAACATGCACGCGTCAGTCAGCAAAACGCTCGGAAGAGCGTTTATGTTTCTTGCGCAAACAGCGCTCAAACGCTTCTGTGATCTCATGTCGAATCGGGCTGCTAGTGCGACGTGCCCACCGTAGCCATCGCTTAGTTTTCTTAAGACCGTGACGGAACCACGGAGCCTTCGTCATCGATTGCCTTTGAGTAAGTCTTGTAAGAAGTCGGTGGGCAAACCGATCGGGCCGGGTCGACTAGACTGAAACGCTGCCTGATTCCATTTGTCCATTGTCGCTTCGTCGAACATCTGTTCAGGGGCGGCGCGAGCCGCGACTTGAGCAGCGGTATCACCGGGCATCACGCCGCGAGCCTGCTCTTGTAACGTTGTCTGCGCCGTGTCAGCGAAGATCGCGGCCATCACAGGGTCGCGAGTGATCGCGCTGATCTCAGCCGGGATAGAAGCGGTTGTCATGCGTCTAGACGCTACGCGCTCATCGAGATGCTGAGCCTGACGCTGCGGTTTCGCGTACTGGATCTGACGAGGTTGCGCGTGCCCGGGCAGCGGCTCGCTGTCGCGGTTGCGCGAGTCATGCCTCGGGGCAGTCTTGACCGCCTCACTCAGATTTGAGCCCAGGCCTTCGGCCAGGATCTCGACGAGACATTCTTTGATGAGGGCTTTGAGAGCCTGTTTACCGATCTTCACAATGCTTAAGTGTAGCTCTCAATTGTTTGATGCTTGCTATTATACTTCCAAGTAATTTCAGTTGGCGAAAATCGATTACCTCGAACGAGATTATGCGTAACGCAACAACTCACTACGTTGTCCAAATCATAACAAATGCCAAGTTATTTACGTTTTTTCGATCCATGATCAGAAATAAGTATGCCTGTCAGATGGTCAAGCTCATGCAACACAATGCGAGCCTCCACGGCATATAACCAAGATTCGTGAGAAGCGCCGTCCAAGTCCTGCCAGCGAGCGAGAATCGACGTTGACCTCTCAACGTTGTAAAACTCCCCAGGTAACGAGAGACAACCCTCCATGCACACTTCTTTCTCGAGAGAGACGCTCTCGAACGATGGGTTGATCATCACACGACATGCTTTGTCATCTTCGCCGTTTGAAGGATCGACGACAATCACGCGAATGTTCCAGCCGACCTGCGGAGCGGCTAAACCGACGCCTTCGTATGTGTACATGATATCAAGCATCTGGTCAATGAAGACGCGCAACTCAGGCAAGTCTCTTTGATTTACCTCGCGACAAGATTGCTTCAGACGAGGGTCCGGACGACGTACGAGCTCAACCAACGCCTGGCCAAACGATCGAGCCGGTAGCGGCCAACTGACCAGCATACGTCAACATGTCGACAGACCCAGTGAGCGGCAACATCTGTCTACGCTCGATGGCGGTGAGCTCGGCAAGCACACCGAAACTAGCCGTCACATTCGATTCAGATCTCAACCACAGGTCGCGAACACGAACTTCGAAGCGTTGCGTCTGCTTGCCATCTAGCGGGAAACGGTTCGCAAGATTCACGCCATTCAACGTGAATCCGACTTCTAGTACCGTGCCAACAACTGAATTATTTGCGATCGTGATCGCTCGCGTCACGAACGGAAACTCGATAACGGTTGGCGTAGACGTAGCCGAGCCGCTCACCACATGTGGGATGCCAGAGACCGTGTATTCGGCGGCTGCGTTGAATCCGGGGCATACGTTGTTCTGAGCCATGTTCCTCGTCGTCTACGTAGGCGTCTCTAGGAAAGATTCATGCCCTCAGCGGCGCCTGTCCGCGGATGGTCGAAAGTTTGTGAAGTAACGCTCGAGTGTAATGTTTTCGAACTGTTTTCGCTCACGTCTTAAAATTGGATCGAAGGATATCGGTGAGAACTCTGTCAATGCGATCAGTACGAGTAAGATGAGCTCGAGGGTCTAACACCTTGTTTTCCCTCAACATAAAGGCTCCTGAAGTCGACGGTTCACTTACCAAATCGAAACATAGCAGCATGAAGTCGTCATCGACCATGTCGTACTCACCGTGCGGCTTCGTAGAGCCGACTCCGCGCGACGAGATGCCAAGCTTGACACCGTCCTCAACGAGACTCTGAGCGATCTTGCCCATGGGTGTGCTGAGCAGCTCGATAACACCCATGACGGCGTCGCCTTCCCAGCGGACCTCGGTGACAAGGTGAGAAGCGTTCTGCAGGTTCACGACGCTGGCCGTGGGGTGGTCGAGCTCGCCGAGCGCGCGACGCTCGCGGATGAACTTTTGGTAGTTCTCGACCTCGCGCTCGAGGATCAAACGCGGGTAGATGCGGCCGTTTTGGTTGACGGCGTCGGCACGTTGCATAATGCCACGCAGGATGATCTTTCCGCCGTTCAGCTCTCGATTCTCTTTGAGCGACGCGACGTCGATCTCAAGAGGTTGGAAGCTGGTAAGAAGCTTCTTGTCGTTCATCGCGATTCCTCTTCTGTTGTCTCGGCGATGAGTTTGAGATACAGCAGGCCGAGGCCCACCGTCTCATCGTTGACTTCATCGATCACCTGTGAGGCGACCGCGCGCTTCGAGTCGTCAACGCGCTCGACGAAGTAGTCGGTCTTCTCAGGGAGGGCGCGACATTCGTCTAAACACTTGGAGGCAGAGGTCTGGATGGCGCGCAGACGCTCGAGTAGAGAGGCTGGCTCCTTAGCGAGCACGTACTCGCGGAGGAGGGACTTCTGGTCCTTGGTTAGGGACGAGCCCCACTTATCCTCAAGTTTACGGGACATGATCGCAATCAAAGCGCGACGTTCACCCGCGGACATGCCTGAGGCCGGGTCCTCAACGGGCTCAACCGTCACAACAGCTGTTGTGAGGTGCTCCATCAGTTGGTCCTCGTATGTGGCGATGCGCTGCAGGTCATCCGAGCCGGTGCGCCAATCCGAGATGAGTGTGCCGATTGTCGACAATAGACGGTAGTTTGGGAGCGACTCCTCGTATACGATTCCGCTCTTATCGATCTCACGCTCGACACGGACGATAAGATTAGTCTTCTCGGCGTTCACCTTCGTCGCGTCGATGGAGCGTGTGATGTTACGTGCCTCAGTGAGAATGTGCGCCGCCACGGCCGGCGAGGACACACGAGTGACGCACAGTGAGCGGGCCAGACGAAGTTCACGGTGAAGCTCGGTGCCCGAGGCGAAGCATTCCTTGATTAGACCGACGACACGTTCAGCACCAGAGGTATCGCCCGCGACAACGCGACGCGACGCTTCCTTGGTGAGGAATTCGAACGCGAGCAACGCGTTGCGTTTCTTGTTGGGGCGGCGCGGCGCTGTCATAGCCATTAAGTAGTCGGCTCCTTGTCGTCGTCTTCGTCGTCGTATAACTCAAACTCTTCTACGCTCACATGTTCCACCATAAGCTGCTTTGGTTTGTAACTCTCAGACAGTGTTCGTATGGTCCGACTCTTCTTCCAATCGTCGGTTTTGGGTTCTTCGATATTCTTGTGACTCGCGAGACCGTGTAACATGCGAAGCTCAACCATTCCGAACATCGGCGAGACTGACGTTCTATTTTCGTTCTTGTTGTCAGGGGTCTCGTCATGCATACGCTCGATCTCGTCTTCGTAGAGATCTTCGAATGCCTCATGTAGACCATCGGTGGGCGACGCCGGCTTGGCAGTGGCGCCGGTGACGGCGCGGTCAGCGATCTTAGGGAACCCGTTGCCGCGACGTCGAAGGTTGCGACGGCGGTTCGTCATCGCGACTCTAAGATGAGTGGCAATCTTGACAGGGCCGTCGGCTTCTCTCAAACGAGCGCCGTTACCGCCAACCGAGGTGATAACGTCACCTTGCCCGCGGTTGTCGTCTGCAGCCGTCTCAAGTCCAGGTTCAGCAGGCGGCGCGGCCGCATCAACGCCTCCGAGGTCTTCGTCAGCGGGGGCTTCCCCAGCATCGGCACCTTCTCCGCCGCCAGATAGCGCGCCGGCCGCTTCGAGTGCGCCTTTCGCTCGCACGTCGTCGAGTCGTTCGCGTCGGACCTGCAAGATCTCCTGATCGTTCAACCCTATGACGTTGCGGAACAGCCAACGCTCGCTCATCAGCGGAGACTCACCGACCATCGGCATGGTACCTGCAATCTCAAACCGTGAGCGGAGCAACTCGAGCTTTTGCTGCTGTGCGATGGTCGAAGGGTTGCTGAGACTGATCTCGAAGTCAGTGAGATCATCGCCACGGAAGCCGCTAGCGTACAGGTGAATCATCGCGATCTTATTGAGCTCACTGACGATTGTTCGCTGAACCATGTTAACGGTTCGTGAGAAGCGGATGTCTACCTGCGCGAGTCCGGACGAGCCCGGGATGGCGTCGTTGTAGCCAAGGTAAGCAGCAGGAACCTTTAGAGCTGCGATGAGTTGCCTCTTAATGTACTCGACGTCCTCGACGTTGGCAGCGTTCGTGCCAGCCGGGAGCGTGTCGATCTTGGTGCCCGTCTCGCCGCCGCGTGTGGCAACCCAGTAGTCTTCCTCGATCGAATTTCGCAACAATATCATAGAGTTAGTTGCGATTGTTTGATCCTGTTTGCGAGCATTCACGGCGAAATTGTGACGGTCCTCTTCGCCATTCGAGCCTACAACGGTCATACAATAAACGTCATCTCCCTCTATCCACTCAACGCGATCGACCTTGCGATTGAGGTAACCAACATGCTGCTCTTCCTCAAGTTCTACTCGTGAGACAACGGCATTGTACAAGGACATCAACGCTTCGCCCGGCTTTAGCTCGTCCGCTCGCTTATGTGTGCCATCACGCATGACGAACGGGTGCTCACCTGCCGTGTCAACGTAGTTGCCATCGTCGAGCCACACACGTGTAAGTCTGTCGGCCGTGTAGTTCTTTCCGCACCAGATCACTTTGCCTGGTACGGTCTCCAACGTGTCATCCTGTACAGAGTAGACCCAGTTGACTTTCCCGGCCTCGTGCTCCTTTGCCATCTCCTCGATCGTGAGCGTTCGTCCGTCCAAAAGTGGAACAGGGGTGTCTCGTCTGATCGGGAGTGGTGCGTAGCGTTGGTCGACCTTGCCGGTTGCTCGGTCGACGACGCCTTGACTCTTGATGTTCATCTTGGCGGCTTCCATGTAGTTGCCGATCTCATCTGGAGCCACGCCCCCGACGTCGACATAGAAGACGCGTCGGTCGACAGCTCGTGTAATGCGATAAACGAGCATCGCGTCTTCAACCATGACGATCTGACGCCACGAGCGGCGGGCGCCGTCGATCATAGAAGAGCCGTAAGGAAGGAACGCGTCGTTACCGAGAAG